TGTACAAGAAGAGCCAAACAGTACGGTACTCTTGCGAGAATAGAACCGTAGAGGTGTCCAAAAATACTGATGGTTCTAACTATATAGTTCGTATAGTAGAATAACCACAACTAAAGCGAAAGTAAATCTATGATTGCAGAAACACTTGCAGGTATAGCACTTGTAAAAAGTGCCGTAGACGGTATCAAATCTGCAATAGGAACCGCCAACGATATTGGAGATATAGCAGGTTACATAGACAATCTGTTCGAGGGCGAAAAACAGGTACAGCAAAACCGTAACAAAAAAGCGGGTAGTGCAGGTTTAGGTGACCAATTTGGTGTAGACACTGTTGCACGGGAAGTCATTGACGCACGTATTGCTGCAGAGAAACTGCAAGAAGTGGCTACAATGGTGGACATGAGGTTTGGTCCGGGAACTTGGAAGGGTATCGTAGCTGAAAGAGCGAAGCGCATACAAGCCGCAAAAGAAGCTGCAATAGCTGCCAGACGAGAAGAAATTAAACGACAAGAAGAGATGATGGAGAATGTTAAGTTAGGAGCATTGCTCACTGGTGTAGTTGTTATAACTATAGCACTCTTTGTATTAATGATGTCCACAATTGCGTCTGGTCTTATTAATTAATTTTCTTGACTAATCTTCAAAATTAATATATAATATTTTTGAAGGGAATACCATGAAACAACTTGCAATAGACGCACTACGTCATAGATACGAGGCACAGAAAAAAAGTGCAAAATATACTCTCACAAATTACTTCCAAAATCCAGCAGCTATTGGAGAGCATCCAGACCTTCTTGAAGAAATGGATAAAGCTCTTGGAAGCTGGGAAGAAGCAAATAGTAAACTTGAAGCATTGGATGATATCACGGATGACAGGTATCCGTCCCTGTTTGATTAGACAGTTAGGTTGGGCTTTACTCTCAATGGGTAAGCCCTTTACTTGTATTGGCAATTGGTTTTGGAAAAAACACCGCGCAGTCTTAAACTGGAACAAAAAGTGATACGTCATCAGCTATTAAAACCAGTTGATTTAAGAAAGACAAAGTTTCTACCCGTGTACAAGAAAGAAGATTTAAAGTTTATACGTACCTTGTCCGGCGGGGTCAAGCAATACAAATTAAAACAGAAGAAGAGCAAAGTAAATGGCTAGTAGCTATCTCGTGTTAGTGAACAACGTTCTTCGGGACATGAATGAAGTTGAACTTACAAGTTCTACATTCACTGCTTCTCGCGGTGTGCAAACAACTGTAAAAGACTACATCAATCGTTCAATATCTGACATATTAAATTCTGAACTAAACTGGCCCTTTACTCACGCTGAAGGTTCCGTTGATGTTATTGCAGGTAAGCAACTGTATAGTTACGCTTCAATTGCTTCTACGTTAAAGTACGTAGACTACGATAATATGTTATTGAAACCAAAGAACTACATAACCAATGGCACTTACGAAATTGCAGGGTCTGCTAGTATAACAGGCTGGACCACTGTGAGCGGTTCCCCTGCAGCCAGTTCAAAGTTTGGTAATACATTGTTACTTACAAATGCAGAGGTAACACAACAGATAGATGATTTAATTGTTGGTAGATCGTATACTATACTTACTCAAACTAGTGGTGCTACCCTAACCCTAGAGGTTGGAACAAGTTCAGGTGGTTCACAAACCACGTCTTCTACGCTTACAATCAGCAACGCTAACGAAGTGTTGTTGACTGAAACAACATTTACGGCAACAGCAACCTCACACTTTGTCAGCTTTACTGAAGCAGCGGGTAGTGCAGCGTTTGTAAAGTTAGTTGAGCTAACTGAAAACTTAACCCCAATCTCATTGAAATATCTATCGTATGAAGAATACACTGAACGATTTAGGGAACGAGACTCCCGTGCTGATGTAGATAAGTTTGGTGACCCAGAATATGTATACACAACATATAATGAAGAGATAGGTTTAACACCTATTCCCAAGAATAGTAACCGTAGTTTATCTTTTGATTACTACGTTACTGCGACCGCTCTTTCTGCAGCAACAGATGAATCTATCATACCTGAACGGTTTGAACCTGTAATCAACGCTCGTGCAAAGTATTATACCTACATGTTCCGTTCTGATACCCAGACTGCACAATTTGCCTTGAAAGAATATGAGGATGGTTTGAAGCGAATGAAAGTAGAATTATTAAATAGAAAAGATTATATGAGAGCAGTTTAACATGCCGGATTTAGAACTACAGGGGGTTAGTCCCCTTTCTTTTAACTGCGAGGGTGGCTTGATACTAAACAGGTCTACCTTTATCATGCAGCCGGGACAAGCTCTTGAGTTAGAAAACTTTGAACCTGATGTTGGTGGTGGCTATAAAAGAATGTTGGGGTTTCGCCCCTTTGTAAATCAGATTGTTCCTGAAACAAGTTCGTCTGGTGAAGCTGTTTTAATGTCCACGCAGTTCAACAACTTTGTGTTGGCTGCACGAGGTGAGAAAATATTTAGTTCTGCATCCAGTGAATTATCACAGGGCATTGCTTCAGCTACAGCCATGACAGGGGCTGGAACACTTAATCTTGACAGCACTGACGGGTTTAGTTCCAGCGGAACTGTTCAGATAAACTCTGAGATATTTACATACACAGGCAAGACTGCCTTGACTTTAACGGGTGTAACAAGGGCAACAAGCAGCACTACCGCTGCAGCACACGCAGTCGATGATGTTGTTTCTGAAACTTGGACCGTAAGGGATACAGGTAGAACAAACGCAGCCCGTTATAATTTTGAACGATACAACTTTGACGGCAACGAAAAAATTATAGTTGTTGACCAGACCAATGCTCCCACAATATTTAATACGTCCCTTTCTACAACAGATGTAAGTAACAGTGCCGTAGCTGGTGCAAAACACGTTGCTGCTTTCAAGAATCACATGTTCTACTCTGGCATGTCTGCTACACCCCAAGAAATAGTTTTTAGTGAACCATTTGATGAGGATGGGTTTACTGCTTCAGACGGTGCCGGAAGTATCAAAGTTGACGATACGATTGTTGGGTTAAAAGCTTTCCGGGGTGACTTGTTTATTTTCTGTGAAAACAGAATATTTAAGTTGGGCGGTAGTTCGCTTAGTGATTTTGCAATTGTTCCCGTTACTAGAAATATTGGATGTGTAAATGGCTTTACCATCTTGGAATTTGCGGGTGACTTGGTGTTCTTGGGGCCAGATGGCTTGCGTACTGTTGCTGGTACAGCCCGTATTGGTGACGTTGAGTTGGGGACTATAAGCACTAACGTTCAACAATTGTTTAGGGATAATCTGACTAATGCGGAAGCGTTTGTTTCCCTAGTCATACCAGACAAGACACAGTACCGTATTTTCTTTTCAAAAGAAGGACAGGCCCAAACATCTTCACTAGGGGCTATCTGTGTGATGAAGGGACAGGCGTTTGAATTTTCGACTATGAAGGGTATTCGTCCTGCATGTGCAGATACGGTAGTTGAGGCTGGGGATGTGATAGCCATACATGGTGGCTTTGACGGATATGTATACAGACAGGAGCGAGGCAATACATTTGATGGTGCTTTAATTAATGCCAAGTATAGAAGTCCTGACTTGAGCATGGGTGACCCCGGAGTTCGAAAACACATGCAACGGGTTAATATCAACTACGCACCAGAGTCAACTCTAGACGCAGATTTGTTTGTAAGATACGACTATGAATCAAGTCAATCTACTCGACCAGCCGCATACCCGTTAGATAGTACAAATGTTGCGGGTACGTATGGTAGTTCAACTTACGGAAACGCTGTGTATGGTGGACCTTCACAACCTATTGTTCGTAAAGCAGTAGAGGGTTCAGGATTTGCTGTAGCACTACGAGTAGAAGACGGGGCAACCGCTACTGCCCCATACACATTAAAAGGGTTTCAATTAGAATTTCAAGTGGGAGCAAGAAGGTAAATGGGCGCAACCTATACACGACAGTCCACGTATGCTGACGGCGATACAATCTCCGCTGCGGATACCAACGACGAATTTAACCAATTACTTGCGGCATTTGCTGCAAGCACGGGTCACACGCACGATGGAACTGCCGGAGAAGGTGGTCCAATTTCTGCTCTAGCAAGTAACAGCATTACTCTTGGAACAGGTGCAGACACTGACGTTGCAGTTACCTTCGACGGTAACACCAGTGACGGTGTTCTTACGTGGATGGAAGATGAGGATTATTTTCAGTTCTCTGACGACATACTTATGTCCACCACAGAAAAATTACAATTCCGCGATACTGCAATATATTTGAACTCTAGCACAGATGGACAACTGGACATTGTAGCTGATACAGAGGTGCAAATTGCAGCAACAACCATAGATATGAATGGTAATGTTGATATATCAGGGACTATTGTTGGTGCCAGCACCATATCAGCAGGTACAGCATTTGTTCCCGATGCAAGTGACGGGGCTGCTTTGGGTACATCATCCCTAGAGTTCAGCGACTTGTTTCTTGCTGATGCAGCCGTAATCAACTTAGGCGCAGACCAAGACACGACTCTCACCCACGTTGCTGACACGGGCATTCTTCTGAACTCAACCCGACAGTTACAGTTTGGCGACAGCGGAACTTATATACATCAGTCAGCCGACGGTGTTCTCGACCTTGTGTCTGACACTGAAATAGAAATCAACGCCACTACGATTGATATAAACGGTGCTGCAGAACTGTCAGGTAATCTTACTCTTGGCGCACAACTCCGTATGCCGGATAACACAGCAAGTAAACTTCTTATCGCTGACGGCACGAGTTACGAAGAGAAAGCTTTAGGTGACCTTTCTGAAATATCCACAGTTGCAGGTGATGACGTATTTCTTGCTGTAGATACTTCTGGTGGTGGGTTAAAAAAGATAACTCGTAGTACAATAGTTGCAGGTCTTGCAACATCAAGTGCAATATCAAATGTAGTTGAGGATAGCACTCCGCAATTGGGCGGCAACCTCGACATGAATGGCAATGATATTGTCACCACATCTAATGCAGATCTTGAACTTGCACCAAACGGAACAGGGCATGTAACAGTTAGGGGTAATACTAACTCAGGTGCGATACAGTTTAACTGTGAAAGTAACAGTCATGGACAAATAATTCAGGCGCAGCCTCATAGTGCAGGTGTGACAAACACTATGTTACTCCCAGCAGGAAGTAGCTCCACTCTTGTTTCCCTTATATCAACAGACACACTAACAAACAAGACGCTTACTAGTCCTGTCCTAAATACAGCGACTGTAGGTACGTCTATTGTTCCTGCCAGTGCAGATGGGGCAACTCTTGGAACTGCATCAGCAGAGTTCAGTGACCTGTTTCTTGCAGACGGTGGTACAATACAGTTTGGTAACGATCAGGATGTGACCCTGACTCACGTTGCGGACACTGGTTTGTTACTCAATGCAGCAAGCGTAGTTCAGTTCCGCGACTCTGCAATTAACATTGGTTCTCCGGCTGATGGTGATTTGGATATAAACGCTGACGATGAAATCGAGTTGAACTCAACCCTGATTGATATCAACGGTGCAGTAGACATATCAGGAGCAACCACCGTTGGGGGTATCTTAAAGACAGACGATACGACTGAGGCAACAAGCACAACTGATGGTTCTCTACAAACTGATGGTGGCTTGTCTGTTGTTAAGGATGCGGTGTTTGGTGATGATGTCATGTTGTTGTCAGATAGTGCCGTACTAAAGTTTGGTGCGGATAGTGATGTAACACTTACACACACTGCTGATACAAGCCTGACTTGTAACTTAATGATGGCTGCAACCACGTTTGAACCTAGTGCAGATACTGCTGCAGGGGATAACGCTGCTATAGGCTACACTTCTGCTGAAGGACTTATCCTAACGGGGCAAGGCTCTAGCACAGACGTTACGATTAAAAACGATGCAGATGCGACCGTAGCCTCAATCGCAACAGGCACAACCATATTTACTATGAATGATGATGTGGGGGTTAGCGGAAGAGCAGTTGGTCATGTAACCACTGACAACGATGGCAGCTTTGACTTGGCGGTAGGCAACGACTTTAAATGCACCACTGCCGGGAACCTTACCTTGACCTTTACTAATGCAGCAGCAGGGCAAAGTGGTAACATCATGTTTATTAACGGTAGCAACCATACAATATCGGCCCACGCTGATGTAGCGATAAACGCAGATGTATTGACTACCATATCTGCTAGTGGAACATATCATCTGGCTTACTACTGCAGCGCAGCATCTGGTAACAACACTATCTTAGTATCTGCTTCGGCAGCTTTGACATAAGGATTATATATGTCTCTAATTAAAGCACAAGGCGCAGGTGAAGTAAGTACAGGCTTTTACAGCCATTTGCTTGACCAGTCGTTAAAGTTCAATGATGCCGATGTTCAGTATCTAACCAGAACCCCTGCATCTGCTGGAAATCGTAGGACTTGGACACTTAGCTTCTGGGTTAAATTTAGCACAATTCAAGCACAGACTTTGTTTGCAACAAGGACAAGCACAAATCCCTTTGGTGAAATACGGTTTGAAGCCGACGGTGGTTTTTTCTTTTACGGTTATACTGGTTCAGCCTATCAATATCGTTTTGATAGCACTGCTTTATTTAGAGATACATCAGCATGGTACAATTTTGTTTTTCTCATGGATACCACAGACTCCACAGAAGGTAATAGAACTAAGATATATGTAAATGGTTCGCAAATAACTGCTTTTGATAATTCAACATACCCAACGCAAAACCTCGACACAAACGTCAATAACACCGTTGCTCATGATTTTGGTTACGATGTGAACTCAGGCGTGCAAGCCTTTGACGGCTACCTAGCTGAAATCAATTTCATTGACGGTACAGCCCTGACTGCCGACAGCTTTGGCGAAACTAAAAAAGGCATCTGGATTCCAAAAGACACTAGCGACTTAACCTTTGGAACCAATGGTTTTCACCTGACGTTCAAAGATGATGTGGTTTCTGAGGGGTTTAACACTGTGACCTACAAAGGAAACAGCGGCACTCAATCTATATCAGGTGTTGGGTTTTCACCCGGACTCGTATGGGGTCAAGCTAGGTCAAATGCTGTTGGTGGTGAATTAGTAGATGTTGTTCGTGGCAATGATAAATGGATTGAACCTTACACTACAGATGCTGAAGCTACTGATTCATCCCGCCCAGATTTTGATGCAGACGGTTTCACTCTTGGTAATTCATCTGGTTGGAATAATAGTTCATATACTTATGTTACTTGGTGCTGGGAAGCTGGCGGCACACCAACAGCAGACAATAGTGCTGGTGCAGGAGCTACTCCAACCGCAGGGTCAGTTAAAATAGATGGGTCTAATCTGGGTTCTGCATTAGCTGGATCAACAGCCGCAACTAGATTATCAGCAAATACATCTCGCGGTTTTAGTATAGTGAAATGGAACAGCGGCGGTTCAACTCAAGTTGCTCATGGTTTAGGGCAATCACCAGATTTAATAATAATAAAATCGCTCAATGGCACAGAAAATTGGCTCGTTGGAAATTCTGCAACTGGGTTTTCAAAAAGAATGAAGTTAAATACAACTGATGCTGAAGGTACTTCTAGTGCATTTTCTGGTGGAGTTACATCAACCACATTCACAGAAAACATTGCCACTGCAACGTATGATAAAATTGCTTATTGTTGGCACTCCGTATCGGGATACAGTAAAATTGGTTCATATACTGGATCAGGCAGTGCGGGAAAACAAGTAACAGGGCTAGGCTTTAAACCCGCATGGCTTATGATTAAAAGTACAACTGTGTCCGGCTCTAATTGGGCTATTTGGGATAATACACGCAGCGTAGTAGACCCTCGTAATGATGCACTGGTGGCAAATGGTAATGATGCTGAATTTGCAGATAATAGCAGCTTTTCAGTAGATTTTCTTTCGGATGGATTTGAGTTAAATTCAAATTATGGCGATGTAAACCAATCCAGTGCGACATACATCTATATGGCTTTTGCTGACACACGAGAAGCAGCTTTCTTCAAAGATGTGACAAGCAACGGCAATCACTTTACACCTGTAAATCTTGATTATCGGGATAGTGTGCCTGATACGCCAACTAATAATTTTGCTACTTTTAACCCACTAAATTTACCCGCAGACGCCGTACTGTCAGAGGGAAATACTAAATTTACACAGACATCTAATGACAGAGCCGCTATTGGGAATATGGCGATGTCCTCTGGGAAATGGTATTATGAAGTATACTATACTGCTGGCACTAATCCCGAAGCAGGGTTAGCACGAGTAAAAGATAGTTTTGCCAACTCTGGTGCAACAGGTTCCAGTGATAAATTTTTGTACATCACTAACGCCACAAGTTTTAGAACACCAGCTTGGACATCGACTGATGCGACTGGGGTATCAGCTCAGACATCAGAGACTATTCTTGGGTTTGCTATTGATGCTGATAACGGCAAAGCATTTATTTCAGTCAATGGCACTTATATTAACAGTGGTGATCCGGCGGCTGGTTCAAATCCACAAGCAACATTTGATGCAGATTGGGTTACTCAAACTGGCGGTGGGGTAGTCCCTTTTATTGGGGTGTATACTGGCACATCAGGGGATGTAAGAATTAATTTTGGACAAGACAGTTCTTTTTCTGGTGCAAAAGCTACAGCTAACAGTAACGCAGATGGAGAAGGTCACGGTTCATTTCAGTACGCACCACCAACTGATTTCCTTGCTCTTTGTTCTCAGAACTTACCTGATGTCGATATTATTGATGGCACTAAGCATTTCAACACGGTTACTTATACTGGCAATAGTACGTCTGGTAGAGATTTAGAGGGGTTCGGTTTTCAGCCCGGATTTGTTTGGCTGAAAGAACGTGGCGCGGTAAACAATCATATTTTGGTCAATGGCGGTAGAGGCGCAGACAAAGGCATACACTCTGATAGTGAATCTACATTAGAGTTCACCGGTGTAACCTCTGCGTTCACCTCAGATGGAATTACTTTGACAGATCACGGTACAGTCAATAATAACAGCGATACTTATGTTGCGTGGGCTTGGAAAGCAACGGAATCATTTAGTAATGATACGAGTGCGACAAGTGTTGGTAATGTAGATAGTTCGGGTCTTGTAAATACTACAGCAGGATTCAGTTTTACTACATGGCAAGCGGATGGCAGTGTTAAAAATATTGCACACGGCATGGGTAAAAAACCAACAGCCATTTGGACAAAGCCAAACGAAGATAACTGGTTTTACGTTTATCATGCGGGAACCGCAAGTGACCCCGAAACAGACTATCTTGCATTAAGCCGAACTAATGCTGTCGCTGACTATGCGGGTGCATGGAATGATACAGCCCCAACGACTGCTCTTTGGACAATGGGTGTTTGGAGTGCAAACAGTGCAAGCAATGAAGTTCATATAAGTTTTCTTTTTTCAGATGTTGAGGGGTTTTCTAAAAGCAGTAGCTACGTTGGAAACGGAAATGCTGACGGTACTTTTGTTTACACAGGGTTCAGGCCAGCGTGGATTATGATAAAACGCAGCGATGGTGGCACTGAAAGTTGGCAGATTGTTGATAATAAAAGAAACGCTTTTAATGGGAGAAAAGCATTACTGTTAGCAGATTTAAATAACGCTGAAGCCAACGCAACAAACGGTATAGATTTTTTGTCAAATGGTTTTAAAGTTAGAGATGCTATCGGTAATTATAACACTAGCGGTGGTGTTTATGTTTACACCGCTTTTGCGGATCAGCCCTTTAAATTTAGTAATGCTGGATAGGAGTTAGTCATGCCGTGGAAGTACAGCGGAAGAATAATAAGAGTTGGTAGGGCGTGGGTTGATAACAACGGTACACAGTATCCTGCCGTGTGGAACAATCTAAGCGCAGATGAAAAAGCTGCCATTGGCCTTACTTGGGAAGATGAGGTTGCCGCACACGATAACAGGTTTTACTGGGGGCGTGATGCTGATGGTGAGTTAATCCCTCGATCACTGACAGATGTAAACGCAGTTGATGAGGATGACAAACCAATACTTGACACTGATGGCAATCAGGTTGTGACCAAAGGACTAAAGACCGTTGCCATTGAGACAGTCAAAACCCAAGCAGCAGGTTTACTTGCACCCTATGACTGGCAAGTTATCAAAGCAACAGAAGTTGAGTCTTACTCTGTGCCGTCAAGTGTTACAACTTATAGGGCTGCTGTTCGCACAGCCAGCAATAACATTGAAACAGCTATTACTAATGCTGCTGACCTTGCAGCATTCATGGCTCTTTACGATACACCTGTTGATAGCAATGGTAAGGCAACGGGTAAAGCTCCGATTGCTGACTGGCCTGATGCTATATAAAGGAGTTATTTGTGCCTTTAACAAAGCTACAATTTAGACCCGGAATTAACCGTGATGTAACATCTTACTCTAATGAGGGTGGTTGGGTTGATTGTGATAAAGTGCGTTTTAGACAAGGGTTTCCTGAAGTAATTGGCGGTTGGGAAAAGTATTCTTCAAACACTTACCTTGGAACGGCTAGAGCATTATTTAACTGGGTCGCTCTTGATGGGTCGGATTTTCTTGGTGTGGGAACGCATTTAAAATATTATATAGAGCAAGGCCAAGCATTTTATGATGTCACCCCTATAAGAGCTACAACTACTAATGGCATCACCTTCGCTGCCACAGATGGTTCTTCTACAATTACAGCTACAGACTCTACACATGGCGCAGTGCAAGGTGATTTTGTAACGATATCTGGCGCAGTTAGTTTAGGGGGTAATGTCACTGCTGCGGTTCTTAATCAAGAGTATCAAATAGACTCGGTTCCCAGTGGAAATACTTATACTTTTACAGCTAAAGATACAACAGGGGCTACTGTAACGGCAAATGCTAGTGATAGTGGTAATGGTGGATCTGGTGTTGATGGTGAATATCAGATAAATGCTGGTTTGAATACAGGTGTGGGAGGCACTGGTTGGGGTGCTGGAACTTGGGGCCGAGGCACTTGGGGTTCCGGAGCTACCATAGGTGTTACTACCTCTTTACGAATGTGGAGCCATGATAATTTTGGGGAAGATTTGTTGATAAATCCCAGAGATGGTTCGATTTTTTACTGGGATAAGAGTAGTGGGGTTACTACGAGAGCGGTAGAAATAGGCACAGTATCTGGTGCTGATGAAACACCTATAACAGCAAAACAAATAATGGTTTCAGATGTTGACCGCCATGTAATTGCATTTGGCACAAACCCTGTTGGGAGTTCAACACAAGACCCTCTATTAATAAGGTTTTCTGATCAAGAGTCCTTAACTGATTGGAACCCTAAAGCCACTAACACCGCTGGTGATTTAAGGATTGGCTCTGGCTCTGAGTTTGTAAAAGCTATTGAAACTAAACGTGAAATTATAATATTTACAGATAGTTCTGTGCATTCAATGCAGTTTATTGGTGCTCCGTTTACTTTTGGCATTCAACCCCTTGCATCAAACACAACTATTATGGGTCCAAATGCAGCCATAGCAGTGGAAGATGCTGTGTTTTGGATGGGTAGACAAAATTTCTATGTATATGACGGTAAAACACAACAGTTACCCTGTTCTGTAAAAGAACGTGTGTTTTTTGATTTTAATTACGATCAGGCACATAAGGTGTTTGCTGGGGTGATTTCAGAGTTTAGTGAGATAGTTTGGTACTACTGTTCAGATACAAATTCTGTTGCAAACGGGGGAGACGGTGAGAATGACCGTTATGTGATCTATAATTACGCAGAGCAAACTTGGTATTATGGGACTTTGAGTAGAACTGCTTTCTTAGACAGGGGTATAAGAACTTTTCCAATAGCCGCAGAAGGCGGTTACTTATACAATCACGAAACTGGTTATAGTGATGACGGTGCTATAATGACATCCACAATAGAGTCCAGTCCAATAGATATGGGAGATGGTGATCAGTTTACGTTTATCCGAAGATTAATACCGGATTTCACCTTTAACGGATCTACCACAAGTTCTCCCACAGTGAATGTTACCTTGCAATCTAACAATTTTCCTGCGGGTAATTTTTTACAATCTGAGATAGCTCAAGTGGATAGAACGGCTGTTTCTACAACGGTGCCTTTTGAACAATATACTAACAAAGCCGACGTTAGGCTACGTGGCAGGGCTTTTTCTATAAAGGTTGACTGTTCTGCGCTGGGGGTAAGGTGGAGACTAGGCAGTCCTCGTGTGGATATTAGACAGGATGGGAGAAGATAGTGGCTACTAACGTAACACCTTTTCCCAGATTACCGTCTCCTCCGCAAGAGGTAGACGCTAGATATTTGAGTGACTTAGTTAGAGCATTGGAAATATTTTTAAGGCAGGCTCAAAACCCTCAGTTAAACTTTCAAGAGGTGCCTACAGACGGTAACAACAATTTGTTAGAACAAGGCGATATTTACATAGCAGACGGTGGTTTTTTAAAAGTAGTTGGTAAAACAGAGATATTTAGCGGGTCTTTGTCCGCAACAGGATCTGTTGGTACTGTAACCGTAGCTATTTCATAGTGTAGACGTAAGTTTAAAAAAAGAGTAGACTGCGATAGACCTTATATCGGGGAATTTGTAAATGGCACAGGCAGCAGAAAAAATTATTGAGTTTCCAGCCGGGGGCATAGCCGACTTCTATATGGAAGACGACGAGATAGAGGCTCTTGGTAGGCTTGAAGCTGAAGAACAGTTTGGAAACAAAGGAATAGCTAATTTCTCTGTTGTTGCAGAACGCATGGCATCTTACGGCAGGCACGGTGATGATACCGTGGCGCACGTTGAAACCGGCGAACTCGTTATTCCAAAAGCTCTGATTGAAGACAATCCAAAACTACGAGACTCCATATTTGAGCATTTGGAGGAGCTAGGTGTAGAAGATCCAGAGCGTTATGTTGTTGGATCTGGCGCAAACTCTATTAACCCAGACACCGGTTTACCTGAATTTTTTAAATTTCTCAAAAAGATAGCAAGAGGCGTTAAGAAGACTGTTAAAAAAGTCACTAAAGCAGTTAAAAAAGTAGCTAAAAGCGTTGTAAAGGTTGTTAAAAAGGTTGCGCCTATAGTGTTGCCCATAGCATTGTCCTTTACCCCGCTCGGCGCAATATATGGCGCGGCCCTCGGATCAGGCATTGGCACCTTAATACAAGGCGGCAGCCTCAAAGATGCATTTAAGTCTGCACTTGTAGCCGGTGCCACAGGAGCGGTATTTAAAGGATTTACAGGCAAAGGCACTTTTATGGAAAACGTGTCAAAAGCCGCCGCTAACCCAATGGGTCGTTTAAGTCAAACAGCTAGTGGACTAGGGTCAACTTTGAGGGGAGGTGGTTTTACAGGAGAGGGCAATTTGTTCTCTGATTTTGTTCCAACTCCTTCTGCTGTAGACTCGGCCTCTGTGCCTTCAGCCTCTGAGCAGTTAGCCGCGGACACGGCTGCGGGGCAACCTGACTCTGTACGAGAGGCTTTTGCTCAAAGCGGTGCGGGGCCTAAACCCGCGGCGTTAACTCCGGACGCTGGGGTACAAGATTTTTCTACACCTATGGATCTTACGACTGAGGTGCCGACTAATGTTAGGACAGGAGGAGATAGCAGCTTTATTGACACCGCTAAAGGTTACTACGACAAGGGAGTGGACTTCTTGACGGGCGGTACACCCAGCCAATCTGCGATTGACGCTGAAGCGGCGCGATTAATGGCTGAAAACCCAAGCGTTTATGGCGGTGTTGGTGGTGGAAAACTAGCTCAAGAGGCTGCTACAAAAGCTTTAACTCCCGGTTTTGTCCGCGCTTACGGTCCTTCTTTAGCATTAGCTGGCACCGCAGCTTATGCTGGTGGTTTCTTTGACGCTCCGGAAGACCCACCTCAAGAAGAAATGCCGACTGGGGCGGACCTTATCGCACTAGACCCCAGCAAGTATCGTTTACCTGAAGAAACACCACAATACGCTCAAGGTCCTACTACAGTAGGAACCAACTACGGCATTGATCCGCGGACCGGACGCCCATATGTAAACCCATTCCGTAGACCTTCTTACGGACTTCCTGTTCTTGCAGCAGAAGGCGGCGAGATATTCCCACGTCGTGTAGGCGGTATTATGCCAGATGAGGGAACGCCCGGAAAAGATAGTGTCAGGGCCATGCTTATGCCCGGTGAGTTTGTGATGACTACAAACGCCGTAAAAGGGTTGGG